AACATTGGTCGTGCTGCTGAGATCACAAGAGATGAGGTTAAGTTCCAGAAGTTTGTCGCAAGATTGCGTAAGAGATTCTCTGAATTATTCACAGATCTTTTAAAGACGCAGTTAATCTTAAAGGGTATTCTTACTCTTGAAGATTGGGAGGATATGAAGGAGCATGTTCAGTTTGATTATATCGCTGACAACTACTTCACCGAACTCAAAGAGATTGAAATCCGCAATGAAAGGATGAATGAAGTTGCCAACATGGATCCTTATGTAGGTAAGTACTTCTCTGCTGATTATATCCGTCGTCAAGTTCTTAAGCACACTGATGTTGAGATTAAAGAAATCGACAAACAGATTAAGCAAGAGATAGCAGACGGAGTTATCATGGATCCTATGGCAATGCAAGCAATAGAAATGGGAATCGGTGAAGACCCTATGACAGACGATGCCGCATTATCTGGTGGTACAAATGGAGGTTCGACAGCGGACCCAAAGTCTAGTATTTCTTCTGGTGACCAGAAGAGAGCTGAATTTTAATAAATAAAAACAACGTGGGAATTATTATGCCTAGCGAAATAGCTAATACAATTGTAAATCATATCTTTAGCGATGAGAAATCTAAAGCTATTGATGCGACAAATGATGCATTATCCGCAGCTGCGTACGATGCTATTCAAGCAAAGAAGCTTGAATTTGCAAAGGATTGGGGTTTCGACCTTGATGCTACAGGACAGAAAGCTGCTGATGAGATTGCTGATAAAGCTTTTGATGGTCAAGAACCACCAGAGGTTGCACCTACTGCAGGTGAAATAGCAAATGCAGAACAGGAACAAGTACCTGACCCACTACCACCAAATACTGCGGTGGTTGATTCTATCGAACCTATAGAGGAACCAAAAAATGAGACTGATAGCTGAAGAAATAACCGAAGTTAACTTTTTATCTGAAGAAAAGGATGGGAAGAAGTCACACTTTATAGAAGGTGTCTTTCTACAGGCAGAGATATCAAATAAGAATGGTCGCAAGTATCCATTCAAAACACTTGAACGTGAAGTTGCTAAATATGATGAGGCACACATTCGCAAGGGTCGTGCTCTCGGTGAGTTAGGACATCCAGATGGACCTTCCATCAATCTGGATAAAGTTTCTCATAAAATAGAATCTCTTAGAGCAGAAGGTAATAATTTTATTGGACGTGCAAAGATTCTTGATACACCTAACGGGAGGATTGCAAAATCTCTTCTTGATGAAGGTGTAAGACTTGGAGTTTCTAGTCGTGGTATGGGTTCTCTTAAACAACAAGAGGGCTGTAACGTAGTACAAGATGACTTTATGCTTGCAACTGCTGCTGATATAGTAGCAGATCCATCAGCCCCAGACGCTTTTGTTGATGGAATTATGGAAGGAAAAGAATGGGTTTGGGATAATGGCATACTTAAAGAGTCTGCTGTTGCTCAATTAAAGCAAGAAATTGATCAAGCAACTCTAATAAACTTACAAGAACGGAAGGTTTCCGCATTCAGTCAGTTTCTAAAGAGTTTGTGATTTATAAATAAATAAAGACAACGCAATGCTAATCGGAGTTTAAACAAATGTCTGAGACCTCTACTAAAGAGCTAGATAATATGGAACAAGTGAGCGAAGACGCAGCTACTGGTTCTACAGCAATCAAGAAAGGTGCAACCGCAGGAGAAAAGATCGATACTTCTGGGGGTAATTTTAATGCTATTGGAGGATCCGATAGTAAATCAGAAGAAGGTGCTAAGGGTACTAAGAACCTTGGTTCATCTGCTGCTGGTTCAACTGCCAAAGAAGGAGACAAGTCTATTAAGACGAAGCCTTCAGATGCAGGCACTGGTAATGTAAGTGCTGGATTATCTGGAAAGATCTTTGATGACGTGGAGGTAAAAGATGGCGAAGAAACCATCCAAGAAGAAACCCCTGAAACCAAGTACGACTTTACTGAAGATGTTAACGCTCTTGTCGCTGGTGAAGAACTAAGCGAAGAGTTCCAAGAAAAAGCGAAGACACTCTTTGAAGCAGTTGTAACACAAAAGGTTAACGAGGAAGTTAAAGCGTTGCAAGAAGCGTTTGAATCTACGCTGACTGAAGAAGTCGAAAAGGTTAAAACAGAATTGGCCGAGAAGGTTGATGACTACATCTCTTATGCTGCAAAACAGTGGCTCGAGGAAAATTCCCTCGCTGTTGAGCATGGTATCAAGACGGAGATGGCAGAATCATTCTTCAATGGGCTCAAAAAGTTATTCGTGGAACAGAACTTTACTGTACCCGAAGAAAAATTCAACCTGCTTGACGGCATGGCTGAAGAGCTAAATGATATGGAGAAAAAGCTCAACGAACAGATCGACTCTAATGTCTCATTGAATAAGAGGATTGGAGATTTTGTTAAGATGGAAATTGTGACCGAATGTGCTACTGGACTTGCTGAAACCCAAAAGGAAAAGCTTGTTTCATTAGCTGAAGGGGTTGAGTTTGAAACTGAAGAAGACTTCCGTAAGAAAGTCGAAACTATCAAGGAATCATACTTCACTAGGAAGGCTGAAGTTGTTACTGAAACAACTGAACCCACCGAAGAAGCATCTGCACCTTTGGTAGAAAACAACGAAACTGGCACGATGGGTAAATACGTCGATGCAATTTCTCGTTGGTCAAAATAATTATACACTTAAAGGAAAACACAAACTAATGTCTAACATTAAACAACTCCAAGAAAAGTGGGCCCCTGTTCTTAATCACGATGCTCTTCCAGAGATCGAGGATGCATATAAGAAAGGCGTTGTAGCCCAACTTCTTGAGAACCAAGAAAAAGCACAGATTGAAGAAGGAAACGTTCTTAACGAAACTCTTCAAACTGTAGGTACAGGTGGATATGGTGCTAGTAGTACCGCCACAGGTCCAGTTGCTGGTTTCGACCCCGTTCTAATCAGCCTTATCCGTCGTTCAATGCCTAAGCTAATTGCTTATGACATTGCTGGTGTTCAACCAATGACAGGTCCAACAGGACTTATCTTTGCGATGAGAACCAACTACGGTACAGAAAGAGATGCTACGGATGCAGCATACAGAGAAGCATTCTTCAATGAGCCCAACGCTGGTTTCTCAGGTGGCCCAGGTAATCGTCTTGCTGACTATGATCCTAGTGCTTCTGATGCAACTAACGACGCTCAAGGAAACAACCCAAGCGTTCTTAACGACTCTTCACCAGGAACTTACGAGTTAACAGGTGATGCTCAAGGAATGGCAACAACCACTGCTGAAGCATTGGATGACAGCTCTGCTGCAACTGCCTTCAGAGAAATGGGTTTCTCAATCGAGAAGGTAACAGTTACTGCGAAGTCACGTGCTTTAAAGGCTGAGTACTCAATCGAACTAGCTCAAGACTTGAAAGCAATTCATGGTCTAGATGCCGAGCAAGAGTTATCAAACATTCTCTCAACAGAGATCCTTGCTGAAATCAACAGAGAAGTTGTTCGTACTATCTACGTTAATGCTGTAGAAGGTGCTCAGAACAATACTGCTGATGCTGGTATATTTGACCTAGACGTTGACTCCAATGGTAGATGGTCAGTTGAGAAGTTCAAGGGACTACTTTTCCAAATCGAAAGAGATGCTAACGCTATCGGACAGCAAACTCGTCGTGGAAAGGGCAACATCTTGGTCTGTTCTGCAGACGTTGCTTCTGCTCTAGGAATGGCTGGTGTACTTGATTACACACCTGCTCTTAGTGGCAACAACGCTCTTACTGGTGTTGATGATACTGCAAGCACACTTGTTGGTACTCTTAACGGTAAGATCAAGGTTTATGTTGATCCTTATTCTGCTAACGTTGCTGATAAGCACTTCTACGTTGCTGGATACAAAGGTACTTCACCTTACGATGCTGGATTATTCTATTGCCCATATGTACCTCTACAGCAGGTCAGAGCAATTAATCCTAACACCTTCCAACCAAAAATTGGATTTAAGACTCGTTACGGAATGGTTTCTAACCCATTTGCTCAAGGTCTTACACAAGGTTCTGGTGCTCTTACAGCTAACAGCAACAAGTACTACAGACGTGTACAAGTTTCAAACCTCATGTAATTCGGATTACATATTTCAAAGAGAGACTCCTTCGGGGGTCTCTTTTTTTGTGTCTATATAATGTACTATGATCATGTGATGTGGAAATTATTGATAATGTTTTAAACAAATATGATTGGGATAAAATATATCCAGTTGTTACAGGAATGCATTTTCCTTGGTTTTGGTCTCCAGGTGTTATAGAGGATAACTCATGTGATGAACTTGATAATTATCAATTTTGTAATACAGTATATTATCCACCACAAATAATACAAAGCAATTATCTCACTACATTATCACCTATATGGCAATCTCTTGAAATGAGATCTTTACTAAGATTAAAATTGAATATGAATCCAAGGACAACTGAAATAGTTGAGCATGGGTATCATGTAGATTTTCCTTGGGAAGATTCTTACTCAGGAGTTTTTTATTTTAATACTAATGATGGTTATACAAAATTTGAAGATGGTACTAAAGTAGAAAGTATTGCAAATAGAATGGTTATATTCCCTACTAATATTAAACATACAGGTACGACATGTACCGACCAACAGTCTAGAATTGTACTAAACATTAACTGGTTTTAATTATGCAGTTCCACGAAAAAGAAATACAACGTATGCTTCATGCTTGCCAATACTATAGAAGTATGGTAGGATCACAAGATAAAGATCTTGCAGAGAAATACGACTCCGTGATTCATAAATTACATAATTATGAACAAGAGATGGAGTGTCCTGACTGTTGGGATCCCGATTCAATATGTAACATACATTAACTATGTCTGATTTTGAACCCCTTGATTTTGAAAAGGAAGGTATTGTACTTGATTACAAAACTGCTGGTGTTGATATAGATGCTGGCAATAAGTTTGTAGAAGAACTCAAAAAGAAAGTTCCTAAAGTTGGTGGATTTGGTGGTATGTTTAATGTTCCTGTAGGATACGAGGAACCTGTTTTAGTATCTGGAACTGATGGTGTAGGAACTAAGATTGATATTGCACAAGCTGCTAATGACTATACAACTAT